GCCCTGTACGAACTCATGTTCGGAGATGCGGGGGCAGAAGTCTTTACGCTTGCGACTAACCGCGAGCAGGCATCGATCTGTTTTGACTCCTCTAAGGCCATCGTCGAATCGATGGATGAGCGGCTTGCGGCCAAGTTTCTGACGTTCCGCAGCGAGATCAAAAAGCAGGGCGACAGCACTTCTACGTACCGGGCGCTAAGCCGGGAAAACCGCAAGACGGGCGACGGCAAGAACCCGAGCTGCGCGCTCATTGATGAGGCGGCGCAGATTACCGAGCGGTCCTCGATTGAGGTGCTGCACTCCGGTATGGGTGCCCGAAAAAACCCGCTGCGGCTGTACATGACGACGGCCAGCTTTACCCGGGAGACAAAGTTCTTCGAGGATCTGTCCTACTTCCGCAGCCTGCTTCGGGGCGACGCTGCGGACAACGGCAAGTGGTTTGGGTTGCTGTACTCGATTGATCAGGGCGACAACTGGCGCGATCAGTCGGTGTGGGGTAAGGCCAACCCGATGCTGGGGATTTCGGTCACCACCGAGCACATCCAGCACATGGCTGATGAGGCTGCGGCTAAACCGGCCAGCCTGAACGAGTTTCTGTGTAAGCAGCTCAACGTCTACGTCAGCGCAAACGCGGCTTGGGTGGACCGCCGGTACTGGGATGAGTCGATTGCTGAGAAACCGACCGACAAACCCGAATCTACGTTCCTAGCGTTTGACTTGGCGCACTCTCGCGACCTTAATGCTGTTTGCACACTTCATCGTTACGGGGAAGAAGAGTTTTACGCCGAGTTTCAGTTCTTCCTGCCGGAAGACTCGCTGGACCTTGTGCCCAATCATTACCTGAGCATCTATCAGCAAGCCCAGCAATCGGGCATCCTGAAGCTGACGCCGGGTAACGTGACCGACCACTCAGAGATCGAAGCCTACATTCGCCAACAGTGCGAAAAGTATGAGGTCAAAGAGATCGGATTTGACCCGTATAACGCGGCGGCGTTGGTCGCCAATTTGTACGGCTCGGGGCTACCGGTCAAGAAGATCGGGCAGGGCATGGCAATGCTGTCTAACCCGTCAAAGTCCACCGAGCAGCTCATTATGAAGAAGGGCATCAAGCACGGCGGCAATCCTTTTGTGGGCTGGCAGCTCGGGAACTGCGAAGTTTATGTGGACGTCAACAATAACGTCAAAGTTCGCAAGAACGAAGCCGATCCTTCCGCGAAAATTGACGGCATCATTGCCATGATCATGGCTATCCACTGCCATTTGGACAACGTTTTCGTGTCTGAATCGTTTGGATTTAGGACGTTTGAGTGGTAAAGTGCCCTGAAACGGGGGTCGAACATGGGAATTCTTGACGTTTTCAAGGGTAAAAAAGCTCAACAAAACGAAGCGAATACGCTCTTCGGCCAGACCGCACTGGGCAACAACATCGTCTATCAGGGCGATAACAAGCGGCCCACGGTCAACACTCAGATCCTGTACGTCACCACCAGCGCGGTTAACGATGCTGGCCGGGTGGTGGACATCAGCACGCTACAGCGCAATAGCACTGTACTGGCGTGTATTGCGGCCAAAGCTCGCGCCATTGCTCAGTTGCCGGTTCAGGTGATGTATGAGCTGGAAGACGGCACATGCGTCGATGCAGTGCGTCATAAGGATGTGCCGACCCGCGCACGCGAGCGCGCCAAGCAAGTGCTTAATCTGCTGACTGAGCCGAATAAGTTTCAGTCGCAGTATGAGTTCTGGTATCAGTGGACGATGTGGCTGGACCTGACTGGTGAGGCGTTCACGCTGTGGTGGCGTAAGGACCAGAAGAATCCGGTTCAAGTGCCGCTGGAAATGTACGTGCTCGACAGCACGCTTATCGCCGTCACGATCACGCCCGCCCGGTATCCTTCCTATCGCCTCTCGACGCCGAGCTACGGTTTCTCGAAGGACCATCCGCTCGAGTACTGGCAGGTCATGCACGTCAAAGAAATGGCGTGGCAAGGCTCTGCTGGTTGGAACAAGGGCATCGCCGCGGTTGAGCTGGTGAGCTTGGATCAGGACATCGACCTGTACGCAAACTACGTCATGCTCAACGGGGCCAAGCCGTCAGGCATGTTCACGACCGAGTCGGTTATTCCCGACGCCAAGTACAAAGAAATCGCCAGCCGCCTGAAGGAAGCTTGGGCGAGCATGACTGGTAGCCGGACCACAGACCCGTCCAAGCCGGGTCAGGGAATGCTGCTGGATCAGGGCATGAAGTACACCCCGCTGGAGATGCTGAACCTTCAGGACGCGGATGCGTATAACCTGAAGATCCAAACCATGAAGCGGATTTGCGGGTTGTTTGGCGTGCCTCCGGCCATGATTGGCATCGCCGACCAGAAGTACAACAACACCCAGACGATGCTGGATGAGTTCTATAAGAGCACGATGTACCCGATGATTGTGTCGGTGCAGCAAAAGCTCAAGCAGCATCTTTTGCAGGGCTATCCGGGCCTGAGCATCCAATTCGACACCCAGAATTTCTTGCAGGGTGCGCCTTTGGATCAGATGAATTACGCGACTGCCGGAGTTAAGAACGGCATTCTGACGCCCAATGAAGCGCGCAAGTACATGGGCCTGCACGCAATTGATGGCGGCGACGAATTGGCTGTAGATGTAGGTGGCGCTAACGAGCCGATCCCGGGAAGTTCCCCGCAGGATACGGGCGGCGGTGGCGGGAATCAAAAGCGCAAAATGAACATTGGCGCGACTTGACAACCGTTATGGTTAATCCAAAATACATAGCAGCGCTGGCGCAAATGATCAACCAGCGTCAGACACCGGCACTCTTAATGCCGAAAGTCGCCCCTACAATACACGATAACAATCAGTCCATCATGTCAGGGGTGATCAATGAAACAACTCCAACTGGTTTGCGAAGCTCGCCTGAACCTAAGCGAAAAGGCCGGAAGCGAGCCGACCGGAAAGATTGAAGCGACCGTTACCACGTGGGGCGCTCGCGAAGGTGCCGATGGTCGGCGCTTCTTTTACAAGCCTGAAGGCTTTATGCAATGGGCAGAAGACTTTGCCGCTTCTGGCCGTCCCCTGCCGATGTTTGTCAATCACAACGCCGACGCTGTTCCGGTGGGTGAGTGGACATCATTTGAATTCAACGATAAAGGCATGACCGCAGAAGGCCGTCTTTATCTAAATACCACTCAAGGCTCTGACTTGTATCAAGTCATGTGCGAATCCCCGGCTATGTTCGGCGGTGTCTCAGTAGGAGCATACGCAGATGAGTACTCTATGGTCGACGCTGAAGGAGCGCCTTGCGGCGATATGGAAGAAGGTTACTTCCAAATCACCAAAGGTGGACTCCGAGAAGTCTCAGTAGTCATGTACCCCAACAATCCGATGGCAGAAGTGTCGAAGCTGGAGTTCTTCCGCGACGACGGTTCTGCTGACCTCAAGGTTTTGGAGCAAGCACTGCGGGATGCAGGGCTTATCAAAAAAGATGCGGTCGCTGCCGCATCTGTCTTTAAGCGAGTGCTAGAACAGCGGGATGCTGAACCGGCCAAGCTTGAAACTGCGACGCAGCAGAGGGATTCTGATGCGGAAGCGACCGAAGCAGAGCTTCTCGCCGCTCTTGAGCAGCGCGAACTTCTGAAGCATCTTTCCACACGACTGAAAGGTTAATCATGTCCAAAGAAATCATCGAGAAGCTGGACGCCATCGAAGCCCAGACTCTTACCAAGGCAGAAGAAATTGCTGCCAAGGCCAATGAGGCCGTCGAAGCTGCTAAGGCAGAACTGACCGAAAAGGTTTCCGCTCTGGAAGCCAAGATCGCGACGCTGAATGCGCCCGAGATCATTCGTCCTATCGCCAAGACCGTTCGCCAAGACGTGAACCGTTCTGTGCGCGAGCAACTGTCTAACTTCTACAAGAGCGGCAAGCAACTCGAGAAAGAGCTGCAAATGTTCGCTTCGGAAGACCAGTACTACGCATACATGCAAGAAGCTTCGCAGCTGACTGCTGGTGGTGATGGTAAGGGTG